ACTAGAGAAGGCGTATTCAAAGAATAACCTTTTGCAGTATCTGAAACATCTATTATTTCACCCGTTTCGTTTACATTAACCTCATTACCTGCTATGTTAAACTCAGGTAAGGTTTTTATAAAGCTTTTTGTTTCTTCAGACGTTCTAAATAAATCTTGTATACGACCAGCTTCAGATTTCTCAGGATATCCATTAACAAATTTCTTAGCGTATGTTAAATTATTCTGAGGGTTGTCTAGCTTCTTTAATGGCACATCGAATATTATTTCAGCAACTTTAGCGGCGAACTTATCAGCGACAACCTTAAATGTATAGAAGGATAACTCCTCTGGTTTAACGTCAACAGCATTCTCTATATCTGCCATCTTGTCTTTAACATACCTACTATTTCTTACATCGATAAGTTTTTGTTCATTCTGAGCAGATACCTCACTAGTTCTTTCAACCTCTTGATTGGCTATTTGTTTTTTGTTTTCTGGATCATCAATTCTACTTAAATAACCATCACCTATTTCTTGCTGATAAAAAGCCTGTCTTTTAGGTCTTATATTACTGTTTATGAATGTAGAGAATTTAGACGTATAGGGATTATACCTATTGAGTATACCCTCAAAAAACTGATCAACAAAAGAAATAGCTTCAGCTCTAGTTATACTACCTTTTGCTTCTCTATAACCAAGAGCTTCTACGGCTATAGCTTGGTATTGTTTAACCAACTCAGCTTCCTCAGCAGGTGTTATGCTCCCGTCTTTATACTTACCGGCTAACTTGTTTGCTTCTTTCTTTTTATTCTTCTTCTTTTTACCGTCTTCCTTCTTAACCTCTTTTTTATCTTTCTTTTTAGTATCCTTCTTAACCTCCTTAGGTCCTTCTTCAGCAGCTTTAGCTTGGCTTTTCTTAGCCATTCTTATCTTCAACTCTAGATTAGACTTTAGATTTACAAAATCGTCTTGATCTAACTCATACTCTAATTCGTTAAGTGTCTCTAGCTCTTGTTCTAGGTCTGCTACTTTGTTTTTAGAAAAAGATACATCGGACTTTGATTGACTCTTCTTTATATCACCGTCTTTCTGGAGATTCTGTACAGGCGTAGTCATCATCTTTCCTTCACTATCTATTGCTTTTTTAGCTGCTTTAGTTAGTTTACCTTTTTTACCACTCTTATCATACTCCTTCATGAAGTTGTAAACATCTTGACCACTCTCAAAAGATATATTCTCAAAACCTTTAGGTTTGAATAACCCAACAATAGCATCACCTATTTTCTCCATAGATGTCTTGTCATAGTTTATCTGACCTTTAGCTAATGCGTCTGAAAATACATTTATGTATTCTGTTGCTACTTGACTAGCCGAGGTGTATCCCCTGTCTTTCATCTGCTTATCAATAACTCTTCTTTGCGTCGATGTCATTGATTTTCTAAACTGTTTAACTATCTTACTTTGAGCCTGTGTATCACCAACCATAACCTTAAGTATAGGGTGTAACAACTCGTGACTACCAACGTTTATAGCACCTGTGTTTCTAGCGACTTCTTTGTTTATAAATATCTTTCTACCAACAGCAAATCCAGCTATGTTATTCTTAGAATCTCTAAACTCTTGCTTACCTTCTTCTTTCACATTAGTTGCTTCAAGAGCTTGCTCTGTCTCAGCTGTAGTTTCATACACTTCAACTTCCAAACCTCTTTTAGCAGCTTCTTTTTGAGCAAAAGCTATGTTTTCACCTAACCTCATCTCAACTAACCTAGACTTAGCCGAGTCGTATTCCATTGTGAAACCTTCTTTAGCAGACTCATACTGAGCCTCAGATATAACACCTCTTCTTAACTTCTTATTTAGCTCTGTTATATTAAAAGCAGCAGCATCAGCAAGATCTGTTAAGTTATCTATTTCTTTAACTTGCTTTGGATCTAAACTCTCGAATATTTCGTTACCTCTGACTATAGAGTCTGATATCTCAGATTCCTTAGCATCTATCTTCTTTTGCAAGCCACTTATTACAGTTTTATCTTTAGCTTGCTTCATTTCATTTCTAAGACCAGATAACTCGTTTATCTTCGTCTCTATAGCATCACCATCAACTACAGTCCTTATAGTGTTCATAGCTTTAGCGGAGTAGGTACCACCAACCATACCAGCTCCACCTAAGAAACCTTGTATACCTGCCTCCCAACCTTCTTGACTAGTTACAGCATCTATAAACGCTTTACCGGCTTTAGCTTCTTCTTCTGTTCCAGAAACTCTACCATATTCTTTGTTTACCTCGTCAGCAGCGTGTTGTAATATCTCAGTTGACATTTCTGTTAAACCAGTGGATAAAACATTCATAGTTGATCTAGCACTTTTACTATATATTAACTTTTCAGCTAAATACTTACTACCAGTACCCATTAATCCAGATCCACCAGTACCCTTAAATGCTCCTTTAGATGCTTTTAAGATAGTACCAAGTCCAACCATCTCTAGACCTTGAGAAACAGCAGCCATACCAACAGGGATAGCCGTATCAGCTTCCCCTGACTTTATAAGCTCATCTAAACTTAGGCCTAGATTTTCTGCCTTCATTTCATTGAACGATACGTAGTTCTCTGCAGCGTAGTCCATGAAGAAACCAGTTGTTAATGTACCAGCACCGTAGGCGATACTACCAAGCATACTAGTCACAGCGTTTATACTACCTGCTATAACACCACCGATATCACCTTCTTTAACGCTGTCTATTATACCTACTGTTCTTTTAGATTCTAGCTTTTCTTTTTTAAATGCTTCGATGTTCTCTAGAGTTGTCTCAGAGCCTAGACCCATCTTGTTCTCATCTCCTTCAACGAATTTATCAACGCTATCTTGGCCAAAAACCATACTAGCAACAGCATTAGTAGCTATTTGTAACGATGCATTTGCACCATCATCATCAAGCCAAAATTCCTTAACGTCTCCTATTTGTTCACCTAGGTTTGAAAATGAGTTTTTAACCGACTGCCAAGCCGATAAAGGTTCTTCCGATGTTGAATCCATATCTCTTGACTCCGCAGTTGGATCCGCACTTACAGAGTCTTGTGGCTTTCCCGCTCTACTCTCCAACTCATCCATAGTCATTGGTCCTTCTTGCGGCTTGTATCCTTCTATTACTGTTTTAATGTTCTCCTCTGACTCACCCGAGTCAATCATTTTTTGAACAATATCATTTAACTCATCCATTTAATTTCTATATTTTTGTATTAATTCCTCAGCTGTTGGTTTCTTACTAGAAACTGTTTTACTATCACTCTCCGCATTACCATACTTTCCTATAAAATGGCTTTTTGCTTTGTTACTTAGCTTAGTACTCTGTATATATAGCTTGTGTAGATCTTTAGGATCACTAGTATCTAATGGTATACCTACGACGTCATCACCTGAAGCTACGAATATATCACTGTCTCCATAGTTCCTTTTAAAAGCAGCTAAGCTTTCTGGTTCATCATCCATCTCGTAAGATTCTAAAAACATAAGATATACATCGTCTTTAGTTAGATAATCACCTGGATTACTAGGATCTATAGTATTTAAAGTATTAACCATGTCTTTTAAAGAAGAATCATTAGATGCCATTTTTGAGAAATCATAAGCACCTTGAATTAGTGGTCCAGATACAGATATTTCATCTCTAAGTGCTCCACCAAATCCTCCACCACTACCTGATTTAGGTTTTTTCTCCAACTGACCAGCTCTAGCTGATTCAGACAGTACGTTCATGTAACTATCTACAACTGCTGCTCTAAGAGCATCATCGTTTCCAACCTCGAAAAGAGATGGATCTTGTAAACCTAAACCACCTTCTAGTATGAAGTCATCAGAAGCTAATGATAGTAGAGTATCTCTACCTCCCTTAGAAACTAAGTTTTGTAGTTTTTGACGAGTAAGTGTTTCCGTAGCACCTGTTAAAGCTTGACCAGCGCTATACAAACTCTGGTTCATTTGGATTATAGAATCAGCAGATGTAAAGTCTTTTAAAAAGGGTTTTGGCATCTCACCATAATTTGTATATTTAGCATCGTCTTCATTCCAGAAAACAAGTTGACCACCAGCTCCAACACCTAATTGAGCTTCGTTTGTATACATTTTTGAAGACTCATCCATGTCACGAGCTGTATTGCCACTTGACAATAAACTCTCATCATAATCTTTGAGGTAAGATATCTTGTCATTTTTGTAATTATCTATTTGACCAGCTAAACTTTTAAAAGACCTATTAATCCTGTCTAAAGTGCCTTTGTATTCCATGTAAAGTGGAGATGAATAGTCATCTATTTTAGATAAAGCATTAGCTGCTTCAGCATATTCGTTTCTACCATTAACAAGAAACTCAGTAACACTAGATTGTTGTTCTGCAGTAAGCTCAGTTAAGTCCACATCAGAACTTAGTTGATCTATATAAGTTGCAATCCTTTGATTAGCCATGTTCTTTTTAGCGTCTCTCTTGGCTATATCTCCACTTATCAAATTAATTGACGACTGCATACCTTGCACTACGCTAGCTCCTGGGTCAGAAAACCTCTGTGTCTTTCTACGGATTTTCTCCCCTCTTATTAAGTCTCTATTTATCATAATATATTTTATTGCTATTATCTAGTTGGAAAACCTAAATTCCCCAAGAAGCTACCTTCACCTCCACCTATTCCACCTGCTGCAGCACCAGCTATAGAACCTATACCACTCATCACTGAATTCTTACTTGCTTGAATTGCTTCATTAGCAGCGGCACTTCTTTGTTGTGCCATACCAAGTAGTGTTTCATTTTTCTCAGATTCAGCATCTCTAGATATCAACTCACCTTTAGCTTCGTACATTTGCAACCTGCCAGCTTGTTGACGCTCCGCCATTTGATTAGCTTGCTCCTGTCTACCTATATCTGCTGATGCTACTTGTAAATTTTGGTTTTGTTGATTAGCCATTGACTGAGCTAAGGATGCTATACCTGATCCACCAGCAGCGCTTGACATGCTACCCATTATGTTAGCCATACCCTGTTGCTGTTGCTGTGCTTGAAATTCTGCTGCTTGAGTATTCACCGTTAGATCTTCCATAGTGTTCTGCATACCAGCATAAACATTAGATGTATCAGCGCCTTCATAAGCTGCTTTCCTACGCATCATTTCTTCTTTAGCTCCTCTTGCTTCTCTTCTTCTTTTACCTCCGCCTATGAGTCCTCCCGCTATCTGCGCTACTCCTCCAACGGCTCCCATTATTGCTCCTACCATTATTGTATTGTTTTATAGTTTATTATCACACATTATTTACTACTCTCAAATATTTCAGAACCAACAAGGAATAGCTCAGCGTAATCCACTGCATCGTTTTTGAACTGCATCTCAGCGTAATACCCTTTTAAACCACTTGAATTAACTAGAGATGTTTTACTAAACAATATGAAACTATCAAGTGTTAAGACGCCTTCAGACACCGTAGCTAGTGTTGGCTGCTCTTCAACCATTATAGTAGATCCAGAAACAGAGGTTATCTCACCTATCACTTGTATGTTCTTACCGTTGACATCATTAGTGTAGTAAGCAGTGTCTCCTTCTTGTATAGAAACATTTAGTGGATTTGGAAAAGTTATAGTTATAATACCCATATTTATTTATTAAGGAAGTTGATTTTCACATGTTAAGCAGTTGTTGAATGGTGTTATGTCGCCATTTAAACCCTCATCTATGTAATGATCTGGAGATATGTTTGGAAGAAATGCCGTTATTGTACCACAATATAGTGTTCCACTAGGGACATCTTTAAATTGAACAATATCATTGACAGCCCAAGCATAGTTTAAGTTACCTAACACGCTTGGTAATGTACCAGAGTACCCTAAGGTATTACTCACGTTGTATGTTGTGGCGCTACCGCAAAGTGTAACCTCCCAGCAACCACCTTCTTGTATGTATCCGTCTAAGTCAAGTTCACTAACCATATTAGGTCTACCTGCTTGATCTACTGACACGGATAAAGTTGCTGTAATAGTAGACGGCGTGGTATTGTTGTTTATAACAAAAGAAGAACCTACAACCTCTTGAATATATAAATTTCCACTAGCGTTTTGGTTAGTCCAAGCATTATTAAAAGGTATTGGTGACAAAACAACATCATTAGTGGATGTCGCTGTTACTATATACTGAAACGGTGATTGGTATTGCTGCGCATAAGGTGGAAAAGTTAGAGTAGTAGCTGATCCTACTGTTATACCGGAGTTGGTGCTAGTAAAAGCGAAGCCTAAAGTAGTATCTATATATTGATTTAGTACAATTACAGATGGCTGACCGTTAGGTGTATCAAAAGAACTAGACAAGTCTCCACCAGCTAGTGTTATTGTCCATGTTTGATCTATTAACGTAGATGGAAATGGTATAGGCACAGTGAAAGTACCTGTAGAATCAATAACTCCCGATGTATTAACTATGTTAACTAAGTTAGAAGATAGCACATTCAATGTCCAATTGGCACCTTCTATACCATTTATTATGAAATCCGTTGTTTGTCCATCTTGATCTACTGTTGCACCAGGTGCAAAGCTGTAAGAATTTATTTTTACTTGTGGATTGTATATAGAAACAGCATTTGCAACCAAGCATATGTTATCGCTTGAAACGTCTATAGCTGGAAAAGTATACTGAATAGTAAATGTAGTTTCAGTTATTCTGCCTTGTAAATCTAATGTATTAACTGCTGTTATTGAATAATCACTAGGATTTCCAACTACCACAGACAATGTTGGTGCTGTTGGGTAGTAGTATGTTGTTTCTGCTGTCACAACATATGTAGCGAAAGTAGTTGTTGTATTATAGAAACCTGTACCCGAATATTGCACCGGAGGGTCGCTGGATACTGGTATTTTTGTGTTACTTACATCACATTGAGATATAGTACCACTAATATTATAACCAATAAAGACAGCTGAACCTGTAGAACAGACATCTACAAGTACATCAGTGAATGGCATTATACTTGGCTGTAGATAGGTTATTAAGCAGTTAAGAGTTCCAGCTACAATACCTTCAGAGAAAACAACAGAACTAACATAGTTTGGCAAAGGTGTAACAACAGTAAAGTCACTGAGATTTAATGTGTAACCTTGGTTTGGTGTTAGCAAAAGTGTTACTGATGGCTGATCTATAGAAAAGTCAACGCCAGCAGTCTCTAAGAAACTTACCTCTGTTACTGTATAATTAATTGGTACTGCCATTTATTTGTGTTTTGTTTGATTAGCAATCTTCGTTCAAAGTGTTTGTTACCTTGAACAATGTTTGAGGAGGAAATACTATAGCAGAGGCTTTACCTATGCCCTGTACGTTGAACTCCTTAGTATCTACGTTTGTCTTACAGTTGCTAGTGAAAAAAGTGTCTAATCCTGTTATATAATTAAACTTTTTACCCTCTTTATCAACAAACTCTTTTACTTGACCTTCCTGTAAATCAGTTATTATAGAATTAGTCTACCAACCTTTAGTCTTTTCAAAAGAAGTTGGCACTATATTGTTAGCAACAACCTGTTGTATAGAATACTCTAAATCACCCGTGCTAGATAACTTATATATGTAGTTTCTTGAACCAGTACCACTGTAGTTAAGTGTTTTAAAACCTTTTACGGAAGCGGGACTTTCGTTGAATATAACGTTAAAAGAGCTCTCATAGTATGATCCTAAACTAACAGTATCAGGTCCTATTCCATAAAACGTATTATACAATGGGTTAACATCATGCTCCCATATTAGACCATTTTTAAATGTAAAGTATGTGTTATTCATAGATACACCAGACTCAGGTATATATACTTTCCTAGAAGTAAAACCGTTAACTGACTCTTTAAAAGAAACGGTAGTACTAAGCGTTGGAAGTGAGTTTACAAATTGATTACAATCAGGATCTTTATTATATCTATCGAACTGACCAACACCTAGTGTGTTTTGCCAATATGGTGTTAATTTATTTAGCGATATGTTGTAGTTTTTCTTTTCAATATCCCAAGATCCAATTATTTTATTGTTCAACCTCAAGTTGTCAGAGAAGAATGAATCCATACCATAGTCTGATATTTCAGTTATACCATCTCTAGATAGTCTTATAACAGTTCCTCTATTAGCATCTGTGTAATACATTCTAAAACCAAAACTAGCAAATGATTCTGGATTTGTAGCAATACCGAATTCTCCAGCAAAAGTTACTGTCTGACCTAGAACAGCTCTATTAGATGTTACGTTAGCGCTTCCATCCGCATTAAATAGAGCATCCTTATTAGCTAGAATCCTCATAGACTTGTTTTCACACAAGGTTATTAAATCCGTGTCTCTAGAATGAAGTTTCTGTATGCTACCATATTCTGGATTTACATCTTTAGTTATTCCCTCTGCTTGTATAAATTGATTAAGGTTGTTTACTCCAGATATTGAGTTGAATATTTGTGAAAATATAATACCATTAGATCTGTGTTCTTCTCTATATGGTTCATCTAGTGTAGCGGAAGCTTTAACACCATCGCCTATAACTGGTTGATTGTAGTCATCTCGTATTCTATCAGATTCCACACCGTTACCAAACGAATAGCAGTTAAACCAGTCTAAAACATGTGTATTACCATGATCTGCAGCTGTGTAAGACACAGGTACCTCAAAGTATATATCTAACTCAGTAGCTTCCTTTGGTTCTGTCTCGAATATCGCTGGGTTAGTGCTACTAAAAGTCTCATCTTCTGGATTAGTATCTAAAAACTCTATACCTATGTACGATTTTGCATCAAGACTACCCTGTGTCCACTGCACTATATTGTTTGATCCACCACCAATTGGATTCCATGCTAGTTGCTGGTTACCTGTTTCCAACTGCTTGAAGTTTATAGTCCATCTAGCTATGTTATTTGATATAGCGTCCCACTCATCACCTGCTGAAAATACACCTGTGTTGTTCTGGCAATCATATGTAGTACCTAGTGTCTCTGTAGTATTTGTTACTTGATATACCGTAGCTTCGTCTGCACTAAAACCAACTCCATTACCTAAGTTTACAAACCTAAATAATGCCCCATTAGTATTCAACTGCTCTAGCATTTGAGGGTTTTGATCAACTATACCGTGAGCGTTTGGAGGTGTAGACCTTGATCTACCATAACCAGTTGCGTGGCTTATTTGTATAACTCCATCAATATCAGTACCTGTACCCCTTGTCGCTAGCTCATTGCATTGTGTTCTTATTTTATCTATGAACAACCTGTCTACTTGACCCTGTAAATCAGCATCTCTCCATTGATCTTTCCAAAAGCTCTCACTTGGTTGAGTATTCCAGCTTGCATAGTACAACGGTGAAATAGCTTTTCTTATATATTTTCTACTAGAAGATCCAGCTGCTAATATTTTTTCTTTCAGTATATTATCTTGGTTTACTTTAACGAAGAATCTACCGGTGAATTCCGGTTTGTTATCTGAAGTAACTTCGTATATACCTAAACTCAAACCAGTTGTTGCATTACCATTCTCGTCAGTTGTAAAACCAACGTCAGGTCCAAAAACTTTAGAAATAACCATTCTAACTTTAGTACCAACTACTGTGAAAGTTGATATCTTATAGTATTCACTTACATTTACACCCCCTAGTATCCTAAGTAATTGACCTGAGGTAGCTCTTGTTTCTACTCCAAACACCTCATCAAATCCAGTAGCTCCATCTTTTTCAACCCATATTTCGTTTGTACCTTCTGTTGGGAATAAACCCACTATACCACCGAAATCAGTATCCATTGTTCCCTTAGAAAGTTTCTCCTCTTTTAGAAACAAAGGCGCTTCGTTCTCTATAGCTATAACTTTATATTTAGCGTTTTCAGTTACAGGTTTATCGTTGTCATGTTCTTTTTTCAGTATCAAGAAGGTCTCTTCATCTATCTTGTTTCTTTCAGCAGATGGAAAAGATAACCATATGTTACCATCTTCTGCATCGTAGAATCTATCTAAACATACATTGTAATACTCCCTAGAGGTCTCTTTTACGTAGTACTTAAAATAAGGAAATTGATCTACACCGTTATATGTTGGTAATACGTTTGTCAACTTAACAGTTAGCTTGTTAGAGAACTGCGCACTAGACTTGTCAACTACTATAGAAGAATTATTGCTAGTTAGTACAGGTGTTGTTCTACCATAGTCATCCATGTATGCAACTCCTAGTTGGTATGTTCTGATAGATTTAACAGAAGGATATACTAAGTTTCCATCTAGACTAACTATGTTACCTGTGGGTGACGTAGACTCTGTTGCTATTTCCGTCGGCTGTATGCCAACATTCATGTTTATCTTACTTGAGTTTAGAGTATACGGGTTTAATAAATTAAAGTTTTGAGTATAGTTACCATACAATAATCTATTAGCTGAAATCTCTTGAGCTAGCGCCCATCTAGGCACGTTATCATAAGATCTTAGTAACTGATTGCTTTCTACAACTGACTTTATTATCTCAGTATTTATCTCAAAAGAATTATTAATCCACTCATCGTCAGTAGGCTTAAAACTATCTACAATGTATGTATTTGAATTGTTTGTAGCTTTGTATAATACATCAACCTCATCAACGTCTATAGGTATATCCGACGGTACAAAATTAGATATCTCTAACTGCCTGACATTATTTGTCATACCTAAGTTATAACCTTCTTTAGGCGAATAATCAAATGCACCTGGTAGAAAAGCTACATTAGAAAAAGGTGAATATGCTGATATTTCGTTGTTTTTATACTTGTACCTGTAGCCAAATCTAGCAAATTTGAATTCGTAGAAAGGATCTTCTTGTTCAAGAGTTACCTTGTATAACTGATCATTAGTAGTGGTTCCACTTGTTTGAGGTCCAACGGTTAAAACCTGCAGTATTGCTCCAGTTTGAGTTGCATTAATGTTAGTTGGTATTACTGATATAACTCTACATCTTATAATAGCGTCTTCTAATATAGCATCGTTTTCGGTTAACTCAAAATTCAATATATCTCCTGTCCTATAATAGGCTGGATCATTCTGTTGTTCCCAAGTTACAGTTATAGGATCACTATCTACTGTCAATGGTATTATATTACCATTACCATCATCGTATACGAAAGATGTGTTAACATTTGTTGTAACATTTCTTATAGTTCCACTCTCATCTTTTTGCTTTGTAGAAGACATAGTTATAGTAGGTGGTTGTAGAGGATACTTCTTTATAGTGGTTAAATCCTGCTCTATAAAATCCCTACCATATATTTGAGAGTGTACATTAAAGTTTAGTGTAGAGTTCTCCCAGTCTTTTATAGTTATCTTTTTAGGTTCTGTTTGGTTATCTGTCCAAAGTAACATGCCTTCTAGCACGTTAACGCCTGTAATTAATTTATCCTCACTAAACTTTAATATGTTGTTTTTATCAACTATCAAAGGTGAGGTAACTTTAGTTATAGTATTATACATAGCCACAACACTAGCACCTGTGGATGCTATAAACCAATATATTCTATCAGAATTTTCATCAGACACAGAGCCTATACACACAGGATTAACTAGACTAGATATATAATCAACATCTTCCCAAAGTGTATTAGCACCTGTTGAGGCATTGTAAGTCTTATTCTTTAGTTCTAAGTTACCTTTTATATTTTGAAAAGCACCAACTTGTGAGCTTTCTGACGATGCAATTTCTAAGTTTAAAGCATCTCTATATTCTCCATTAGGGACCAATCTTTCATCGAGATCCTTATTCATCTTCCCCGCGTTAAATGTGTGTATTAGTTCCGCCATTAAATATTAGTGTTTTATCTGCTTAGACTTGCCTCTCATTATCTGTGTTATCTCCTCTATCTTTATATTAGATAACCTTAGCTTAGCATTTCTTTTAGCTGCAACCATCTCTCTCTTAAATCTAGCAACCATGTATTCCTGTGTATTAGCTCTAGTTGATAGTATAGCGTAGGCTATATACTTGTAAAGTGCTTCTTCAGCAAACTTATGAACAACCATCTCCTCATCTGTACCTAAACCATCTGATATGTACTTTAACGTCACGACTCTACCAGCCATATTTGAATCAAAATAAACTATATTTGATATAGGATCTATATAAAAAGTACCATTGGTTTGAGCGTGTTGAGGATCTAGACCGTATCTCCTTCCAAAGTGGTTTAGACCTAGTAACTCACCTACTCCAACCTCTTCTTGAGTCTCGCTTCTCCTTGTCTGAAACCTTTGTCTAGTGACTGACTCGTCAGCTGTTATAATCTCACCGTTTTGCTCATCAAATAAATACTCGTAGTTATTATCCTGAAGTAAAGGTAGTGGATTACTTGTTTTTATAGCTGGGTATATTATTCTCTCTATACCATTACCATCAACCCAAACCATTTTTACGTAATTAACATAGTCTTTTGGCAGTATAAAGTTTAATGCTGGACCAACTTCTATCTCTTGAGACTTAACAGACGGTAATATATCAAAACTAAACTCTTGTATTCCTCTTTGAGCGTGAAAAGCAACGTCAGTTCTTCTTATTTTACTTATTATTTTGTCTTCCCCAACATATGATATTATAAAGTTATTTATTATGTCTTTTATGCTAGTGAACTGGTATGATCCGTAGTTTTCATCCCAACTATCCCACACGCCATCAGGCCCTAGGTAGTATTGTTCATCTGTTTGATTTATTAGCCCCATATATTAAGATTTTTCTTGTTGAATTGCTTCTTGTTCCTCTGAGTTAAACACTTGGTATAGACTTAAGTCTTTAACCAGTAGACCAGCCATTTCTAGTATTTTAACAATTAGTTCAGTTTCTTCTGATGGATGTAGTTCGAAATCAACTGACTCGTTAGCGTTGTATAATGCTTCTCCGAAAACCATTTGATAAGCCCATTCTACTTTAGCAGGTTTCTTTATATATTGCAATTCAACCTCAGCAACCTGTGTTACTTCTGAATCTCCATATACTTTTATGCCATTTGAGTTAGCAACAAATATTGGGCGTGTATTTTTTGGTTTTGTTAAAGGTGAAGAATTTATATATAAGAAATCATTAGCATTTATTCTCTCAGCTTCTATAGGCTGAACGGATACTACACCGAAAGGATCTGTTGTAGTATTCTTATAAACAACAGTACCTAGTCTATATAAGTCAGCAGGTTCATCGAAAGATCCTGCGGTATATGTTGGTTGTATTGATGTTTCAAATATATTTATTTTTTCATTTAAGATATTTAGCATGTCAGAATATTCAGTACTGTTTCCAGCTATTCTTCCGAATTGATTTATATCATAAAAGTATTGTTCAAACATGTCTCCTTGAGCATGATTTGCAAATAGATTAAATTCTTGAGGCGTAACATACCCTCTTTGTTCCTTGTTAAGTATTCCTAATACCCTTTGGTATACAGTATCTATGCTTACGCTCATGTTTATTTTGTTTTTATAGTGACTAGGCTACTATTAAAGCAGCCTAACCGCTATAGTAAGTAACTTATTTAAGTTTCTTTAGTATTGATTTGTAAACTTCCATCCCTTCATCTGTCTTGAAGTATGCAGCTAAAGCTGAATAAGGATGTTCATCAAATGGAACTGTCATTAATTTTCTACTAGATTGACCATACGTAAATGTTCTTTGGTCAGCTGATAGGTTAAGTATTCCAGCTTCTGTAGCTTTGACTCCAGTGTTTCTTAATTGCACATTTTCATCGTTAGCTAGTTCTATAAATAAAGCTGGTTGTCTCTTAGCAAATATCATTAGGTCTCTCTTTAATTCACTTGAAGATAAACTAGATACAGCACTACCAAATTCAGCTCTTAAAATAGCTTCTGCATGCTCTATATCTAGACTTCTAGCGGTATTTAAAGCCTCTAGTTCTAATTCTATCCAATCAAGTTCATTCTTAGAATCTTGTACTGGGTTATGCTCAGAATACACTTTGTTTAAAAATGGGTGGTAAAAAGATAATAGCTTTTGCAAGCAAACATCTTGTTTTTTAACTGTTATAACTCCATCTCTAAGTACTATTCTACCGAGAGTTACTGGTCCTTTCTGTTCATCAACGAATGGTGAAGCATGGTTTGTAGCGTACCTCAGTTCTCTTTGATAACCTTTTTCTTTATCGAAGTATAGTAGTGGTTTCTTTTGACTATGCCTAGAAGGTATAGTATATACTAATGGTGATTTTCCAGTTTTAAGATAATATGTCCTATCTTTGAATTCCCATGTTGGTTTTTTAATCTCTTTTTGTTTAACCTTAGTTTCAGGTAAAACGTTTTCTAATTCCTGAGGAGCAACCTCAACTTTTTTTGCTGTAGCTTTTTTGTTAGCCATGATATGATATAATATAAATGTTATTAAAAAATTGACAATAGCCTGTTACTATATATATAACTAGCTAATGTCACAAAAATAATATTTACCCCCACATTTTCAGCAGGGGTAATTATTATAAATAATTAACTATCCAGCTAGATCTTTGAACAAGATAAAGTTGTTAGCAGCTTGAACACATAAACATCTTTCAGATAAGAAATGAACGTTCATTGCATCTTCGTCAGAAGTAAAATTACCTCCAACAGATCCAGTAATCCAAGATTTCATCTTACGGTCATCCGCTTCAGAAGCTCTGTAACGAATATGTAAGAAAGGTCTCGAGATGTTCTGCCCTAGCATTTGGTCATAAACTGAAGAAGTTCCAGCAGGTACTAATACCCCTTGAACATCACCAACTAATCCACGAGTTGTAGCGTCGTTTAAGTATTTCCAGTCAGTTTTATAGAAATCGTAAGATCCACGACGGAATCCAGAGAATCCTAAGTTAAGTGCCATATCTTCAGAGTTTTCGAATACACCATAAGATGTTCCTCCAGCTCCGTAAGAATTCTGTGCAGCTAGCATATTGTCGATACCTAATGAAGTTGCGCGATCTAAGAATAACATGTTCTCTTCAATAGAACCTTGCTTGTCAAGTTCCTGTAGAATAAGATCAAAATCATCTAAACCAGTAGCACCATCAAAATCAGCATCAGTGTAAACTAAACCTCTTTCTTCTAGCGCTGAAAATAAACCGTCAGAACCAGTGATAGCAGTTCCACCACCAAATCCAGCTCCTGGAGTAATAGTAGTACCAGCAGCAGTACGTTCAGCTTCAATCATAGACATTTCTAATTGATCCTCAAAACGAATACGAGCTTCATGCTCAGATTTTAAGTACCATAAGTAACCAGATGTTCCAGCTTCAGTTGTAACTTCAACCCACCCAATTTGAGCAGTGTCAGATCCATTAACTGAATACTTGTCTCTCAAGATGATTGGCTTGTTGTTGAATTGCTCGAAAGCAGCATCTACAGAAGTACCAGCATTTTGAGTTCCTTTTGCATACTCAGAACCATATACGAATACTTTAACATCACCAGTACCTGTAATAGCAGTGGTTTGAGTAGCTCCGTAACAAGCAAAAGTAATAGTAGCAACACCAGCAACTGTAGCGACAGTTTGCACATATGCTTTATCTACTGTAAAACCATCAGCACTAGCAATAACGATAGTAGCTCCAGGTCCGATAAGGTTTGTAGAAGCACCAGCATTTGCAGGTATAGTTAAAGAAGTTGTTGACGCAATTGTTGCATTGTCATATGCAATATGTAATCTACCTTGCTCAGACCAAACTACTTGATCAGATGCCATAGGCATTTCAGCTCCAACCATACGTAAGAATCCAGAGATTGTTCTGTTTCCAAAACGCTCAACTTCTTTCTCATATACCTCTGGTAAGAATTGTTGTGTAAAATCCATGTCTGTTAAAGACAGGTAATTGTCATTAAATAATGTTTGGGTAGGTCTAGGTGTTAAATGTGCTAAAGCACCTGCACTACCAGTAAAAGAACCGTTTGCGGCCATAATTTTTAAATTTTAAGTTATTTTTTTCGTCTAATTCCAAACTTAGAAGTTTTAGAATCCTTTACAGCTCGCACTTTAAATCCACCCTCATTACTGACTTTCTCATGTGTCCCTCTAGGATCCATATCAATATTTTTAGACTTCATTATACTGTCTCTTACGCCATCGGCTTTACCTTGTTCGTAAAAGTGCTGTGCAATCTTATCAGGATTCATAGCAGTAAATAAAGATTTATGATAACCTTTAGCATCTGACATCTCATTTTTTTCATTCAAGAACTTCTTGACAAAATTATTGATATCGCTTTGGTTTGTCTTTACTTCGTCTGCGTTGTTTACTTTAAACCTAAATTTCTTATCACCAACGGAGTAATCAAAACCTTTGAACTCCTTAGAAAAGACATTTTCTGTTTTTTTCTTAAACGTAGACACGTTGTGTTCAGCTATTTTAGTAGCTTCTTCGTTTTCCTTTTTATAGCGATTGAAAAAGTCAACCGCTTCTTTTTGTTCAGGCAATAGTTTACTACCACCTTTTATTTCTTCGTAATAATTATTTTTTAAACCATCTAAATGACTCTTAGCTTTAGCTAATTCCTCTCTTATAGCTAACTTCTTACGTCTTATATCTCTCTCTTCATCTAAGTCTTCGTCATAAGAGAAGTTGTCTTCCATTAAGAAATCTATATCCTCCCTATCTAAGTGTGGTTTAGTACTATTATAGTACTCTATTAGTAGTTGATCTTCGTTTAAGTCGTCATAGTTTTGATTTAACTTAACGTAATCTTCTAAAGTACCGTTAGTTTCATTTATGAAATCAACAACTTTTTGTATATTCTCTGGTAATTCAACCCCAGTAACTTGCTCTTGCTCTACAGCTTCTTGAATTTCTTCTGCTAAGTCTTGAACCTGTTCCACAACCTCTTCTTCTGTTATCTCCTCTATAACGGAGTCAATAACCTCTTCAACAGTAGTTGTTTCAGGTACTTGTTCAACAACTTCTTCTACAGCTGATTCAATAACCTCCTGTTCTTGTTGCTCAGGCTGTTCTTGTTGTTCTGGCTTATTTAGCTCTGACAAGTCAACCTTTATTATGCCATCATCGAATGATATTGGCTTACTCTCTACCTCTGCTGTAACCTCATCGATTACCTCAGGTACTTCTTGTGTTTGTTCTGACATGATAAAATATTATATAAGTGTTATTACTATTATTACCTAGGATCCGTAGAATCTAAGTTAAAACCACCACCTATTACATCATTTCCCGCTGATTCAAAATTCTTTGGTACTTGATTTGTTTGGCTTCGGTATTTTATTTCTCCTTGTTGAGTTGCTTCCATTCTAGATCTATCGTCTTTTCTATTCTCTCTAAGAACTTCTTCACCTCTTTTCCCACTTGATTCCGCTTCTTTAAGTTTTAAATTCATCTTGAATTCCAAGTGCATTAATTCTTTTTTAGAAGCTACTTCCTGCATCATTTTCTCTTTATCTATAGCAGCTTGAATCTGTAACAGCTCTGCTTTTTGAGCAGTTATTGCTTGGTTTTTCATAACCTCTGCCTGAGCTGCTACTTGTTGTGCTTGAGCGTTAGCGTCTGCTTGAGCTTGTATGTTCTGCTGTTGCATCTGCATATCTCTCTCCTGCTTAGCTTTTCTTCTTATTTTTAATAACTGATTAGCTAGTCTAGTACTTCTTATCTCTCGAAGATCTATAGCATCGTCAATATCTATTAAACCAGAAGATATAGCTGCTTGTATATTGTTTTCTAACACAGCTTTTTCTTCTTCATCAGGTTGTAACTCTATAAATATAGCGAAATCGTGTAAGTATAAATCCTTCATCTCTTCTAACACAGCTACATTCTGATTACCTATTTTCTGTATAAAAGCTTCTTTTGTTGGAGAATACTCTAATATATCAGATATCCTAAGAGATAGATTCTCTGCTAGATCAGATGTTAAGAACAGACTACCATCTAATATGTGTCTAGTTGCTGTGTTTGAATTAGCAGCAGCTATTTTCTGAACACCAACTAAAGCTCTAGCATCAGGAGTACTTCCGTCTCTAGCTTCGTTTAAGCCAGTTACATCACGTATCATTTGAAGGTAGTAATTATATGTGTTTATTAAAGCAGATAACTTACTACCACCTGAACCACTTGTTATTTCCTGTATAGGAACTTTACCAGGATTCATATCACCTTCTTGGGTAAATGATCTACCTATAACGGAACCTGTCTGGAAGAACATATTTAACGCCTCCTGTGGGTTGTAGTTTGTACCATTACCTAAATCTACCTCAGCCAAACCATCTGCATCTAGATAAACCCCGTCAGGAACCATTCTAGATAGCACCTGTTGCAGTTTTAAATGAGTTAGTTGTATCATATCAGCAAAGCCAGTTATACGGCTTACAATTGATTCTATGCGACCCTTGTACATTCTGGGTGCAACTATACTGTAATTCATTTTTACTTTAGTAAAATCACTTTTAGGTCTTATCATGTTAGCTGCTAGCTTCCACTCTAAAGTCATTCCACCTAGTATTTTAACACCTTCATATAAAACCTCTACCGATCTAGATAGTTTTTCTATGCCATATTGTTCATATAATTCTGGTGGTGGATTAAACTCATCATCTTTAGGTATTAGCTTAGATGCTCCTGTCGATGTGTCTTTTACTTTGTAAACCTCATTAGTGTATGTTTTATAGTTGTAGTATAAAACCTGTACGGTATTACTATCGTCTTCACTATAATCTTGTAGATTCCTATCATATGAACTATTATTACTATATGACTGCCCCGCTATTTTATTAAGATCTTCATCTGTTAAACCTGGGAATTGTTTCTTCAATTCGTTTAAATGTACACTCTTAACCTCTCCAACATAATATAAGTCATCAAAATAAGGTGACTCTGTATAAGAGTAAACTACATTAACTGGATCAACATACTCAACTTTAACTCCTTCTGATTTAGAGAATCTATTTTTAATAGCACCTATACCTATAGTTGTCAAGTCATAATTACATCTTCTCTTTATTAAGTCGTATTTGTTTCCATTTAAAAGAACGTTTATTGCTTGTTCTTCAGCTAACTCAACACTTTGTTTATAAGTCAACTGCATGTGTAGATCTAGCTCTTCTTTGTTTTTAGGTAAAGTCTCTGGATCATTTTCAAATAAGCTAATACCGAAGTCAGCTTGAACCTGCTCGGTTAGTTGTCTAGTCTGCATATCACGCAGTATAGATTCCATATACTTAGTACGCTTATCTACACCAAAAGGATCTTGAGAGTAAGCTTTTATATCAAATGCTCTATCTGATATACCATTTGTTACTATATCTACAAACTTAGGAATAACAGGTACTGGTTTCCAATCTAGGTTTAAGTAAGACATATCACCATTTATAGATAATTCGTCTTTGTATTTTTGAACAGGTTGCTCTCCTCTAGAGTACAATCTTAGTCCATGGAAAGTATTTCTATTACTCTCAAATCTACTACCACTTCCTCCACTACCAGAAGTGAACCACTCACTCTCTATAGCTCTACCTATTAAGGTACCATATTTGAGTGATGCTTTCTCACGATCGCTAGCAATCTGGCTTGGAAAATAACTTGTTATTGGTAACTGAGCCATATTTATTGTTATATTATTTTAGAAAATGCACCATCATTAGTGTATCTTGCTATTTTTAAATCTAATTTAGGTCTTTGTATATTTTGATTAGGTCTATATAAGTTTCTGTTACAAGCCATTATAGCTAAACCAGAGCTAATAGCTGCATCAAACTTAGTTCGTTTATTTATATCAAAACCTGCCCAATCATTTAGTGTTTCCGTAAAGTACATGTCACCGTATTGTCCATCTGATTTTAACCCAACGTTTTTATCTATATAAGTCTCTATAGCAGCTGCGTGAGCTTGCTTTATGTCTTCACTGGAGTTTGGCATTCCACCTAGTTCCTTCTCAGTTATAGACAACTTATTCCAAAGTTTATCAGGTCTATTCATAGAATAGCCTCTATAACCTCTTCTCTTAAAATGATACAGTAGCCTTGGTTTATTATTCTCACAAAGTATTGGCATGCCATAAAATACGCAGGCCATTAATACATCTTCAAAAAACACCTCAGCTGTCTGTGGTCTAGCTATGTATTGTAAAAAGAAAGTGTTAGGAGGAGCATCTTCCATACTAAACTTGGTTAAACCATGTAAAGCTCCTTTAGAACCTCTACCGTCAGTTGTACCTGATATATCGTAGCTATCACACCCGAAAGCACCCATGTGTTCATTGCCTGGGAATTTAACTCCATTCTTCAATGTCTGACTATTTTGCAAGCTTGAATTTGGTATCCAAGAAACTTTAAACCTCCCATTTGGGTTTGGTGTAAAAACAACCCTAGAGTCTTTTATACCATTCTCCCACTGAAAACTACCAGTAGTTATAACGTTACTGTTTTTTAGATCTTCATTGTAATCAATTTGTTCGTATATCTTAACTAAATTAAACAAACTGTTTTTTGTCTCATCTCTAAACGCGTGCTCTTCTGTTCTAGGGAATTGCCTGTAGAATTCGTTTAAAGCATCTTGATCATTTCTTAAACCATCTGCTTCATTATTCCAGTTCTCTATAACACCCATTTCTATAACATCACCATATGTATCTAGAACTTCTTCAGTAGGTGTGTCAAAAACAGGGTGACCGTATTCATCTATAAAGCCTTCGTAATTCCATTCCATAGGTATAAACAAAGAGTACAATCCAGATGCTGTCTGTCCATTTCTGTTTCTATTAGATGTATCTGAGCTGTTGAATAACTTCTTGAAATTAGCACCTCCTTTATCTAAAGCATTTGATGTTGAACCCATCATACACTTACCTATAATTCTATTACCTAATCTTAGACAAGTTTTAGTAACTCGCCAGTTGTTTAATATGTTATCAGGTCTCTCCCATTTCCCACTCTCATCGTGTACTAATAGCTTTAGTTTTTCTCCATCGTAGGAGTTATCACCTGTGTTTTTCCAGTCAATCGTTGTGTCGAGACCTTCGAGTTTCTCTGCTCCTTGTTTTGATTGTATTGACTTTCTTGTAAGTCTAGAGGCTGGGATTCTGTATGCGAGTTCTGTCTTTGGACGGTCCATTCCGTCTTGTATTGGTTTAAAGAAGAATGGATAGTTAACCGATATTGGTACAACTTTGTCCGTAAACATCTTCTTTGCATCGGATCCAGATTTTGACAGTATTCCAAATCTAGCATCTGAAGATATTGTTGCTTGGTTAACAGTCTCGCCGGAAGCCATAAAAGAAAATCCAGATCGTCTGTTCTTGAGGTAGGACATTCCATAACATCTTTTGTCTGCTTTGCAAGCTTCCCAGAATATAAAGAATAATCTGTTTGCTTCTCTAAAGTCTGGTTTCCCAACATCAATCTTGGACCACTGCAGGTACATAAAGTGAGTACCAGTAATGTAAGTAGCCACGCTTTTATTATTAAACCAATGGCCTTCGTCTCTTCTTCTGAATTGTTCATCTATATATGGTTCCCATTTATTTTGAAAGTCTTCTGGATAATCTCTCCATTCGAATATACTCTCAACAGACTTGAGTTCTTTAGGATATTCTTCAGCCTTCCACTTGTTAGTAGATCTATCTATTTTAGCAGGTTCTTTTGGTAGAGCTATATTCAAGTTGTTTATACTGTATATCTCACCTATTTGACCAGTTTTACTTATAACAACTATATCATGTTCTTTGTTATAGCCATAAGACCACTTCTTAGACTTGTTCAGTCTGGATATGGTATTTTGCCTAACAGGTGTTACGATACTGTATAAGGTTTGCTTGTAGATCATTTATTCTTAGATCTTTTTTCTGCAAAACCAGTGAAGCTTTTTTCTTCAACCTGCTCCTTTGGCTTGTTATTTAATAAATCCTCTTCCTCCTGTATTCTACTCAATATTTCAAACGCATCAAATATAGCTAACTTCTTAGTAGCAGCTGCATTTTTTAGTTTGTCGGCTGTTAGATCGTCCCCAGAATCAACTATAGCTTCTTCAGCTACTTTTATTAATTCCTCCACCGCTTTCTGTCCAGCTAGGATTATATTCTTCTTCGTTTCCTGTACGTTCATATTTAATTGTTATTGAAGTGGTTGGTACTCTATATAATCTTTGAGCACCTATAATAAACTCATATTCAGAGCTTGGTCCAAATCCGATCAAGTCTCCCTCATGTAATCCATTTAATTTTGGATCTTTTAGTTTTAAAATACCAACTAGTGGTTTTTCAAAATTACTTGAAAACATTTTAGTTTCTTTTATTGGCTTAACTAGATTAAAGCCTTCACAAGCAAACCACCTAGGGCAGTTACAACTCTCATCTACTTTATCGTAAGCATATATCTGGTTTAACTGTACAATATACATACCATCACCATAATAACTCTTACTATTCTTTTCCTCTCCTCTTATGTCCCTGAAGCATCTAAATACATTGTGATGCACTATAACCTTATCACCAACGCTTATACCTGTTTCATTCTTATACGGTTCGTACACTACCTCAGCTATCCTACTAACGTAGTTGTGGTTTTCTAACTCCGTATTTAATATCAATTCCTTACCATCAACAAATTTTCTATTGTTGTACCTACCATCAACTGGTTTTACAATAAAATCTAAATACCCTTTCATTAGTACTGTAGATCATATTCAACAGCAATAGACATTGTTTTGTAAAAGTCTTTCCAAGGCATTAATTCGTCAGCTTTTTTTATATAAACCGAAAACTTATTATCCTCCTCTATGATGTTCTCTATAATATGACCACCATACACTTCCTGTCCAACAGAGTAGTGCATGGCATCACTTTTATAGTCCCGACCAATACTAATCTTTCGTATTAGTCTCATCTTTCTCTATATCTTGAATTTCACCTGTATTTATATCTATATTCACAGACCCATATTTACTTTCCAGAATGTTTTTAGTACTTTCTAATTCTTTTAGCAATATAGAGAATTTAGATACAAGATCTATTTTGTGCGCTTCAACTCCACCGATTTGCATTTGTGCTTGATTCACATCATACATTGCTTCTTGCAATTCCTTGAGTTCCACGTCACTTATTTTCTTAGGTGTAGAGTCATTGTTAACTTCTTCGAACTCCGTGTAATCTTTTACTTTTTCCATTTTTACTTGATTTTATATAATTTATTATTATAGTTACATTATTACGTGAAAATAACCTTATTTAATAGTCTACTGGTCAACAGGTGGTACTTCTGCGCCTCTAGGCCAACCCATAAAACTATGTGCCGCTACATCCCCTGGGAACACTTCGTATGTTCCGAAATCAAGTAGATCGCTAGACATTACATCATACGCCCACCCTGGGTAATAAACTGGTGGTGTTATCTCGTGACCATCAGGATCGTAAGTCCCTGGTATCTCAACCACCTTACCAATGTTTACTACTGCTGCTGTTCCGTTTGTAAACTGCATGGTTGTTACACCCTCTTCGGTTACCTCTTGCCATACCCCTTTAGATATTAGCACATCTTTTCCTTGTTGTTCTGTATCAAATACAGTCTTATAAATTTGCATCATGTTGTTAGTTTTATTAGTTCTGCATCTGATAATGCTTTTGTGTAAACTTGTAAGTCTTTAGTGTTACCGAAGAAAGGTAAAGTTCCATTACCGTTGTAATCAAAAGATAAATTATCTAATACAGCACCAAAAGAAAAGGCTGTAGTATTACTCACAACATTAACCCCATCAATAAAAACAGATATATTACCACTCTTGTACTTTAACGCTACTTTGTAAAATTGATTTGCATTAGTCGCAACAGTTGTATCTGTCATTACATTTACTGCATTGGCTCTTACCCTTGAGTAAAAATCTGTGTCATTACTAAAACCTATTGTGACACTATTAGCATCGCTATTGCTAGCTGCGTTATTCAATGATATTAAAATAAAATTATCATTGTCCTCTTGTCTTTTAGCTATCTCTGCATACAATACACCTTCCTCGCTGTTTATCTCTGGTGTTGCGTTTATACAAGTTTCTTGGTTACGTGTAACTGTAGTTCCCGATGTTGGGATATACGAAGTTGCGTAGGATTGTTGTTCTAATTGTGCGCCCCAAAAATACAAAGACTCTCCATCAGGTAAATCTCTTGCTATTTGAACTTGCCCAGAACCTGAAGTGTTTGTCGCTGTAAAAGTTAAAGAAACTTTAGTCCAAGTAGATGTGTTTATTTGAGAAACAACATTCAAACTAAATTCATTTGCCCCATCATAAGCCAATAGCCTAACAAAAGTAGCGTCTATATTTTTACAATACACACTAAAGGTATATGTAGTTCCACTTACTACTGAAAAATTATTTCTAACTTTAGAGTTTCCCGTTGTACTTAAGAATTTAGTAGCATTATTTTCTCCAGATGGACTTATGGTAGAATTTGAGATTAAATTTACATTTTGTATTTGATTCCAAACTTCAAAATCCTCTGAATAAGGTACTAAATTCGTACTCTGCGGCTCTAGTAAAAATGCCTCTGTGCCAGTTGAGTAATCTATTCTAGGAGTGTTGGTTTCAGTTTTGTATTCTTTTATAGATACGTTGTCTATTGATATACTTGAGTTTGTTGTAGCGTTTTGAAACAAGAAAATTTGATTGGCTGTGTTTTTTATATAAATTGTATGTGTTACCCCTAAATCAGTAGGAGCAACTATAAAAGAACCACCAGCAGAATAATATTTAAAACTTGTAACTCCATTATTTTCTATTACTCGATATTGTAATTTATAAGTTTTATTTACCGTTACAACGTTTAAAGAAGATACGCCATCCGTTGCATAAGCCAATGCAGTTGATTGGGATGCTGAATTTGTAAGTGTTAGTTTACCTCCCGATATTAATACATTTGACGTTTGAGAGTACCAACCTAAAGACCAAGATGTTGTACTTGGTATACCATCAGTAGAAAAATCTCCATTTGTAATTTCTTCTGGTCCTAGCTCATTAGTACTTTGTATTAACCCCTGTGCATCTACGTATGTAGCCTCAGAGCCTCTAGCAAATGTGAAATCAGTTGCTATCGTATCAAAGTCTAAAGCAAACGTAGGATCAGTTGGTGTTGGGTATGTAAGGTCAGCGAGTTCTTGGTCGCTTAAAGCCTCTTTCCAAACTGCAAGTGCTTTTGTTTTGCCGAAGAAAGAAGACGTGTTATTTGGTCTTTGAAATTCTAAAACATTCAACCCTATGGGCATAGTTGCATTT